CCCTTTAGCGTCCCCCGTTTAACCTTGTTGTAGACCCACTCGGATATTTCATCGTCATCGAATACGACCCTGCATGTGCATCTTTTCTTTTCTTTATCAAGCACAACATCCTCAATGCGGCCTATAACCTGATCCATATGGTGGTTGTAAAGCGCGACTCCAATCGACTGCAGTCGCACGAGATCAACGGCATCATCGTCATGGCTTAAAACCTCGCTGTAATACGAATTGTTCCACCAGTCATATTGTTTTATAGCCTCTTCAGATGAAAATGAGAGCTCCACACTGCGTGAGCTCTCATCTGCGTTTATTTCAAGCCGCATTTCTCGTACATGCGTATTTTCCGGAGCAAAAAATTGACTACGCGTTATCTGCGGTTTTTTCTTTTTCATTATTCCCCTCCTTTTTACTCGGCGGATTATCTTCGTCGGCCATCATATCGTTATACTCCTTTTCCGACGTAAGACTTCCTCCGTTAATCCAACTCAGCTCTACTCCCATATCTCTGCATGCGTCCACTTCCTGCTTGCGCTGCCGCAGTACTTCATACCAGTCTTTTCCCTGCTCGCCGCAAACTTCGGCTAATGTGGTAATGCCCAGCATAAGTTGTTTTTCAATGGCAGCCGCTTCTTTTTGTGGGTCCACCCATTTCCAGCCCGGGGTGCTCCAGCGATGTTTCTGATATCGCTGCCGCGTCATTTCATTGCTGAAATAACTAGGCAGGGTCAGTTTCCCGGACATAACCGTGGCCTCAAGGAACCAGTAATACACACGGTCACATAATTTGGTGACCAGCTTATTCTGCCTGCGGACAAAAGTCTTGCGGTCTTCGAGCTGGCCGCCGCGATGGCTGGAATAATTTACCTGTGACATGTCCCTGGAAACCGTTTCGTAACTAAGTCCGCGACCCATTCCAATTAGCCGCAGTATCATCGATACAAACCCGGCAGCATTGATATTTGGGCGGCCGGGAACTGGAAACTTGACATCCTCCTTATTCCGCAGATACGTGACTGTATTCGGCTCTATTACTTCTATCCTTTTGCCGGTTTTTGGATCTACGGCAGCGTCTTGCCTGCCAATGCTGCTGTTACCGCCGGCCTCCCGGGTAACAAACGCTGTAAACCCTGAAGCTGTACGCGCCGCGTCCAGCTCACAATTGATATATTCCTGTAGGTTACGAGATCTGTTAAGCGATACAGCCATGTCAGGTATGCCGCGAATCTGCTGCGGCCTCTTTTTTGTAAAGACGTGGATCACGTCCTCACGCGGATAACGTACCACTGTCTGATCGCGGAAATACGGCTGTGGGTCAGGCCGGAAATGATATGCTACCGCTTTCATGTGACTGTCAACTTCTACGCCGCCGTACACATAATGGGAACCGTATTGGAACACGTCTTCCGCAAGCATATCCGGCTCGAGGAGCTGGAGTTTAAACGGTATGAATCCATAGGGATCAACTACTTTAACTATAAAAATTTCACCGTCAACTTCCCACCTGCGCTCAACCATTTCAAGAATTTCAGAGAAGCTGCTGTCTCCTGTTATATCGCAGTTTTCCGCCTTACCCCATTCTTTCCATACCTCCTCTATTCGGTCATTTATAACATCTAACGGTTTGCCTCTTGCACTCTCGACCTGAGCCTCCAGCCCGTAGCCATTGCCGACTACGTTTCGTATCATGGCATCTATGACACCCTCTGTAACGTCTCCATTACGCTCAAGATCCCGCGTGCGGCCGCGGATCAATCCCCTGTGCGGGGCGTCGGTCATTTCAGCCGATAAGCTCTGCGGAGGAAAATAATTCCCCATCCGGTCTGTTCTGGCCGCATCATAATTTCTAAGTTCCTGCCTGTATGATGCCCGTTCATAGCCCCATCTTGGAAACAGCCACCCTATAACTCTGTCTGTTATGTGGAGAGTCGTCATCGCCCTGGCCACCCAATCAGCGTAGAGCCTCCGCCCTGGGCATTGTCAAGTTCAAATTCCAGGTCTATCCGCCATTGGCGCAGTTCTGCAAGATTGGCTTTTGTAACGGATCTTGTTCCTATCTGGTAGCTCTGTGCTCCTGCCGCGATATTTCTCATAGCTGATCTTACAAGATTCAGCTCTTCCTGAATTTCTGCCACCGATCTCATGGATTTCCTCCTTTCGTTTAATTAATAATCATCGTCGTTTTCACTGTCGGCACGCATCGTACGTACTCCGGCTATTTCAGCGGCAGCGGCGCACCCGACCTCGCAGTCCAGCATATGGTTCGCAATGCCTTCTGTGATAGGCTTATAAAATTCCGTACTCCTCCCCTTGCGATCGAACTCTCTGACCTTATGTTCTGAGCAGACCTGATCTGCATACTGACGCGGACAATCCTTAAAAACATTCCAGCTGCCGCGTGCCCCGGCTTCTTTATTGAGCCGGCCGAAGATAAAATCTTTATAAAATGATGTGTCCAAAAGGAAGAGTTTAAGGTCGGTATATTTCATCTTGTCTATTGTCCCGATCCGATATGGGATGCCCCGTGCGTTTTGTTCGTCTAGCCCTTTGGACGGAGCAGTAATACCGGGATGATCTAAGCAGAAGTCATAAACGTCGCTGGTGCGATAACCGGAGTCAACGAGCATGAAAAATATCTTAAACTGCTCCCCCGTATCTGCCCGTATAAAATCACGGTCAAGCAGGTCTTCTATCTCGGTCCAGGTTTCGCATATTCCCGGACCGCCGCCATAGTCAATAAGCCAGCTGCTCAGTCCTTCGCCCCATGCCCTGACCGACCACCAAAAATGGTCCTTCTGTACGTCTACGAAGGCCGTAAGCATAAGCGCGCCTTCCGGGACTTCGCCGCGTTCATATTCCATTTGTTTCTTCAGCACAATTTCAGAGCGAAGTCTGGCAGACTGGAATATCCATGGTTCACCAAGCCAGCCATTCACGAAGTTCATGAGTTTTTCAGGTTTATCTTTGGATTCCAGGAATTTTGCCGCGACATCCCCAAATCGTTTCCAGGGAGAATAGATCGTTGAAATGTTAAAAGCTACGGATCTCGGTCTTTTAATTGTCTGTCTGGCCAACACCCATCCTTCGCTGTCTTTGTCGTATTCGACCGCCTGCCATTTGCCACGGGCCAGTATGCCTCGCTTGTCTGAATCATAAATTTTATTATGGCAATGGGGACATTCGTACCATGATTCATCCGTTACACGCTTTAAGCGTTCAGCTGATGAAAGGGCATTTAATTCCTGCGGCCATTTAATATTTGGCAACAACAATACTTGATATTGACCGCAATGTGGGCATGGGACAAAATATCTTTTGCGGACATCGGCAGTTTTCCACGCTTGCCAGATATGGCCATCATCGTATGTCGGGCTGGATACTTTAATTTCCTTTCTGTTATGAAAAGTCTTAGTTCGTTCGGATGCCAGCTCGAAAGGCTCTGCATCGTTCCCGGCTCTAAGCGGGAACTTATCAGCTTCATCGAAAAATACATATTTAACCGGGCGGGAACTTAACTGCGACGGGGAATTCCCGCCGACAAGAGCCAGTTCCATGCCGACAAAAAACAACCGCTGCACTTCGGCTCTGTCTACAATAAGCCTATCGTACAAAGCAGCGCAATTATTTATAAAACTGCGAAAGCGTCCCTTACCTATGTCTTTGGATAGAATATCCGTAGGAAGGGCATAAAGCGTTGGACCTTGATCCTGATCTATAGCAAACCCTATCATGTTATATTCGCATTCCGTCTTGCCGAGCTGTGTAGCGAATGCCAGGGTTATACTGGTGACCCCTCTAGATCTGAATGTATCCATTGGTTCGCGCAGATATGGAACACGGTCCGTTCTCCATGGTCCAGGCAGATCAGAATATTCTTTAGTCAGTATCCTGTTTCTGTCCGCCCACTCGCTTACGCTTAATTTCTCCGGAGGCTTCAGCGCCAGCTTTTCCTCCGCCGTCCATTGGAATGTCCGAATGAGGGGTTGCAATACCGTCTCTGCTGTATGTTTCAAGTATTTCGTAGACAGTTTTTTCAACCTCCTCTTCTATGATATTTCGGGTATCGGAATCACTGAATAAAAATCCTATGCGGCGCGGCATTTCCAGCATAGCGGCCTTGACTTCAATAACCCGTCCCGCCCATTCGCGAACGACTACCTCCCGCTCCATAAGACGCCCTTCATCGACAGCGAGCCGGTTTTGCGCAAGTTTGGCCTTAGCTTCTTTTTCCTCTGTCTGGGCTTTAAGCATGCGATCCTTTAACCCTGTCACATCAATGGTGTCACCATTGCCTAACCGAGCCTGCAGGTATCTTACATAAGCCTGTACCGTCGGACCAAGATCATACTGTCCTCGACCGACTTTCGGTATTATTTTTTTTTGAGCAAGCTGCTCTACGCGGCGAGGAGTGAGATTAAACAATTCTGCAATTACCTTAGTTGAAATAAGGCCGTCTTTTTCCATAAAATCACCTCCGGGTTCTTCTTATTTTGTCAAATGTTTTATTTGCCCCGGAAAGCACAGCTGATTTTGACGTATAGTCCTGCCATCTGCGGACGGCCATATCGACATACGCTGGGTCAAGTTCTACTGCAAGACATTTGCGGCGGCACGTCTGTGCAGCGATAATTGTCGTTCCGCTGCCGCAAAATGGCTCGTATATATATTCTCCAGGTTCGGAATTATTAAGCATGGGCCTGCGCATAACTTCAACTGGCTTTTGTGTGCCGTGTGTAGTGGCATTATCTTGCTTTACTGCATAATCAATGTCATCCCAAAGAGTCGATATATTGCGTGCACCTTGCCAATGAGATCTCTCTTTTTCTCTGACGGCATACCAGCACTGATCATATCCAGAACAATATCCTGGCATATCAGGGCATGGAGTATCATCACGGCGTACAGCATACCAGCATGTTTCGTGCTGCCAATGAATATCGCCTCTTCCCAATACAAGGGAAGGTTTGGCCCATATTATCTGACTGCGCAAAGAAAAGCC